GTCCCCGTGGGTGCCCGTGTGAGCAAAGGCAAACTCATGGAAATAAGAGATTGGATGATAAACAATGCAAAATGGGAAGCGGCAAAGGAGTTCTGTGCAGACAAGAAATGGAAATTTCAGATTCTTACAGAGAATGAAATATTTGGAGCGGGCAAATGAGCCAAAAAGATGCAATAGCGGTTTTGCGTCGAATGTTCTCCGAGGGAATCGACATGACCTCCCGAAAGGCCACGAACTGGTTGAGGGACAATCTATCCGATGTTGGTGTCATCAATCCCGAAGGAATAATCAAGACATCAGGTAGGATTGTTTCGTTTGAGCCTGGAAAAATATATCTTTTTGGCTATAACCCCAAAACCCAGCAAGAATTGAAATATTATGACAACTATCCATTGGTTCTGATGATATCCCATACTGAGGATGGGTTCTTGGGTTTGAACTTTCATTATCTTCATCCAAATGATCGCGCTAAGTTTTTCAACAATTTGCAGACCTATGTAAATGATGAAGAATTTGACAGAAATGCAAATGCAATAATCGGTCTTCATTATGGAACACTCAAGTCCGTAGGAGCATTGAGATACTACAAACCAAGCATCAAAAGATACTACTACAAGCATATTGTGTCCAAAGTGACGGAAGTACCACCGATCTACTGGAAGTTCATGTTGTTTCTTCCTCTTGAGCGATTTGCAAAGATGATCAAAGAACAAGTCTGGAAAGAATCCAGAAGGAAACTATAATGTCAGTTTTTCAAACCGCAGTCCAACTATTTCCAAGTTACTTTTCATCGTTTTTCCCGCCAAATGTCGGCAAGACGCAGTTCAGTCAAACATCTGCATGGCAAAGTTTTTTAAATGATGCTGGTAACAATGGATTTGGATTACCTAATCACTTTCTTGTGTTTTTTGAAAGTCCCTGGTTGAATGAGAAATATGGTTTTGCACAAACAGGATTTGACAAGAGAATGACATTTCGTTGCTTTACCGTGAATGTACCAACTCAAATGATCTCAACTCTCGACCGAGACATAGGTGGACCCAAAAGAAGAATTCCTTACACAAGTACATTTGATGACGAAGTAACCATGCAGTTTTACTGTTCTCCCGACATGGCAGAGTTTGGGTTTGTAAAAAAGTGGATGGATGGCATCATTGATCCGATTTCAAGATATGTCTCATACTATGATGATTTTGCCAAAAACACGAAAGCAACTTTGCTGTTTATACCCAATAATGTCAAGTCATTTGAAGACATACAGACTGCATATTCTCAAAATCGTTTGCGCGGCCTTCGTTTTACTGAGTTATATCCTTCAAGCATGAGAGTAAATGGAGGAACCTTGGAATGGTCCTCATCCACCAAACCCACCTTTCTGAGTGTCGGATTTGGCTTCAGAGAGGCAGTTGACATAACAACATATGACAAGGCTCTGAATCAGCAATTACAAGATCTTGCCGACATTGCTGCAAATCCGCTTTCAAGCAACCTTACAAAGTTCATGCAGGATCAGGGGGTAGAAAATATTGCCATAGATGGAAATGTAATGAGAAACTTCAGCGACTCCAATCAACTGCTGACAAACAGCGAAATACAGCAAAGCGGACAAACAAGAGGATTGGTCAATATTCCTGGAAACGGCGAACTGTATGCTGATGGAGGAACCGTCAAGACGATTGATTTTGGTGGTCTTGAAGCGGTTCCAAATGCAGAGAATGGTCAAGGAGGCCAAGGTGTTCAGGGCGGTATACCGCAAGGCACTCCTTTTGCAAATTCTGGACGAGTTTCGATTGCTTAAACTTCAATAAATACCATGTCTTAAGGAGATTATCATGGCTATACCAATTGTTGCCACACCAACTTATGAATTGACTCTGCCTTCCAACAAGAAGGTCATCAAGTATCGTCCATTTCTTGTCAAAGAAGAGAAGTTGCTTCTTCTTGCAATGGAATCCAAGGATCCGAAGCAAATCCAATCCACAAGCAAGGATGTAATAAAGAACTGCACCTTTGGAGAAGTTGATGTGGATATTTGTCCACCGTTTGATCTTGAGTACATATTGCTTCAACTTCGAATTCGTTCTGTCGGTGAAAAAATTACAATCAAACCTAAGTGTGTCAAATGCGAACATTCAAATGCAGTTGAAATCGATTTGTGTGGCATAAATGTATCCAATGACAGCAATCAAAGCAATACCATCAAGTTGACCGACAAGATGGGTGTAATCATGCGATATCCAAGCATGAGCAATGATTCCTTGATTTCTTCAAGTGAGGAAGACAAGGATAATCCGATCAAGAATGCAGAGATGTCGATGCAATTAATTGCTTCCTGCATTGATGCAATTTACGATGGTGACAAGACATACCAAACAAAGAATTTCAGCAAAGAAGAAGTTCTTGAGTTTATTGGAAACCTTTCACAGGGTATGTTCCAAAAAATGATCACATTCTTTCAGAACATGCCCGCATTGAAGCATGATGTTTCATTTGTTTGCGAAAAGTGCGGAGAACAAAACAAGATGACCTTAAAGGGAATTCAAGATTTTTTTACCTGATCCTGCATCATGAATCGCTGGCGAATGTGTTGCAGTCAAATTTCATCATGATGAAGGAACATAACTTCACGCTCACGGAAATCGAAAACATGATTCCGTGGGAAAGACAGATATACATCGGATTACTGATTAACTATGTGAAAGAGCAAAAGGAGAAAGCAGAACAAGAGCAGGCTTCGATGAGAAACAGGTAAGCCCTCAATAATCAGATGGCAGAAGACCCTTACCAAAACCCGATGAATGAGAAAGTCGTTTCTGACATGAACGACAAGTTGTCGAATTCGAACACCATTCTCAAAAAGATTGCAGAAGAATCTAATATGACGGGAGAATCCATAGGAGAACTGCTAAAAAATGAGAAGGCTCTGCTTGAATCAACTAAAGAAACTAACAAGAGCATCAAAGAAATTGCAGACTCTAACAGAAAGATGGCTCAGACTGCCGAAGAAGAAAAGAGAGAGGCACAGAAAGCGACGAAGGCAGGAACAATTGGACTGGATGCAACATTAAAAGAATCAATCAAGAAAACACTAGAAGGAGTTGCACCAATTTACGCAGGAGCAACGGCACCTCTTATCGCTGCACTTAAGAAAAGTAGCATATTTGGTGGTCCTGGCGGTTTGCTTGGTGCTGGTGGGGCAAATGCTGGCATATTGGGAACCATTTTCGGTGGGGGGACTGGATTTCTCGTAGGGTTTCTCACGCCTGTGGTGAATGCATATAAGACTTTATTCTCCGCTCTTTACACCAAAATACGCAGTGTAGCCTTGCCTGTCGTGAACTTGTTTGGACGGGTGGCAAATGCATTGTATAAAACATTCATGGAGACATTTCCATTTGCAGATGAACTCAAAGGAATTGTCAAATATATCGGAAATGTATTCAATATCTTGGGCGAAACGCTGTCAAGCCTATTAAAACCAATTACCAATCTCTTTTCAGGAGCAGGAGCAAAATTAAGCGCATTCTTGAGTGGGGATGGAATTCTGTTTGGTGCTATGAAAGCAATACAGAAACTTTTTGGCGAGGGAGCATTGAATGTGTTCGTCAAGGCTTTTGAATTCGGAGCAAAAGTGGCTAAATTTCTTCCGTTTCTTTCGGTCATACCAACCGCAATTGAAACTGTTGTTTCTGCATTTAGCAAATTCGAAACTGAAGGATTCTCTGGTGTTTTCAAGACAATCATGGTGGGCTTACTAAAGGGTGTTGCTGCATTCTTCACTCTTGGATTGTCTGATCTTGTCCTTGACTTTGAAAAAATGTATGCATCATTCTCAAGTGCGTTTGATGGGATATTCGAACAATTGCAGGGGTTTGCAACCATCTTTATGGATATATTCGATTGGCTTTATGGTTCTATGCTGCAACTGTGGGAAGGAATATTAAAACCCATATTCATGTCGCTATGGAACGATGCAATCAAACCCTTGATGTCGGCATTATCAGCAGTCGGGGACTTTGTAATGGCTCTTGCAGGAATCGTGTTTGCTGTACTAAAACCAGTATTGGCTATTGCAAAATTTGTGTTTAAGATGATATTCGAAATTGTAAAATTGGTATATGATTTCATCGTATATCCTATATTTTCTGTTCTTGTTCCGGTATTCAAGGGACTGTTCAAAGTTATTGGATTTATCCTATATCCATTGCAATTGTTGTTTGAAGGACTTTCTTTTGTTGTCAATGGTCTTCTAGATTTCATTAAACCCGCACTCGATTTTGTAACAGAGTTATTTGATGCAGGAACCGAAATGGGTTCTCTTGGCGATCTCATAGGAAATGCACTTTCATATTTCGGAGAGATCATTTCAGAAGCATGGGACTTTGTTTATGGTGTGTGGGACACCACGGTTGGTCTTCTTGCCGATGGAATACTCATATGGGCAGGATGGATTTCAGAAGCATGGGACTTTGTTTATGGTGTGTGGGACACCACGGTTGGTCTTCTTGCCGATGGAATACTCATATGGGCAGGATGGATTTCAGAAGCATGGGACTTTGTTTATGGTGTGTGGGACACCACGGTTGGTCTTCTTGCCGATGGAATACTCATATGGGCAGGATGGATTTCAGAAGCATGGGACTACATTTATAACCTTTGGGATACTGCTGTTGATGCTTTTGCCTATGGGTTCCTATGGTGGGGAAATGCAATCCAAGAAGCATGGGACTACATCATGGGATTGTGGAACGGAATTGTTGATCAATTTGTCTATAGCATCAACTGGTGGAAGGATTTGATCGTTGGTGCATGGGACTACATTTATAACCTTTGGGATACTGCTGTTGATGCTTTTGCCTATGGGTTCCTATGGTGGGGAAATGCAATCCAAGAAGCATGGGACTACATCATGGGATTGTGGGATTTTGCCATAGATGCATTAGCGGGGGCAATTGCGCCATACATCACTGATCCCGTCATGGAGTTCTTTGACATGGTCGCAAGTGTGTGGGAAACCCTCAAGGGATATTTAAACGATTTCCTTGGTTGGTTGGGATTCGGTAAAAAGGAACAAAAAATTCCAACAACTACATCTACTCCAATAACTGCTGGTGTCGAAGGAGACATGAGTTCTTTGGGAGAGGCAGTCATGCAATCTCCCGCAGTCCTCGCAGACGAAAAAAGAGGGCTACTTGCTGTTGCTAGTTCTGCATCTCAGTCAAACCCCACAGAGGATCTTCTAACCAGAAGAAGAAGAGAAAGAGCAGAAGATAAGGCAAGATATGAAGCCATCAGGGCAACCTTTACAACCGAAGACATTCGGAATTTGAAAACGCAAATGTCATCGGGTGAAGGTGCAGCGGGTGGCGCGGGAATTAGCACAAGAAGCGCGGCACCCATAATCATCAATAACTCTCCTACGACAAATGTTTCGGGGGGAGGAGGCGGCGCAATACCGGTTCCCTTGACTCCAAGTCCGATTCGTCATGCAGATCCAACAAGAGCATTGATAGCCAATTAAAACAAACGCCACCCCTTCGGGTGGCGAATGTTGTTCAAGATGTCATGCTTGTCAATCTTCTTCTGCCAACTTGCGGAAATACGCAAGAGCATCTTCCTCTCCATCATCATCTACCTTTGCAGTAGCGGGCTTTTTAGCAACAGGCTTTATCGCCTCTTCCGTGGCCTTGTTGCTCTTGGCAAACTTCTGCGATAGCGACTCGCGGACAGGTTCCTCATCGGCCTTCTTCTCGGGGGCTTCCGTGAAAAGAACCGTGTGTAGGCGATCTTTGAGTTCATCGTAGGACTTGAACTGATCATGAGCCACGAACGACTGTAGTGAATGTTCCTTCTTCCACAAAGCCTCAAGTTCCGAATCCTCTCCATCATGCAACGCAGATGGATTCTCAAAAGAACTCTTTTCATAGTTGACATAACCACCGTCACCGACAGTTGCCTTCAACTTGAAATTGCATCCTTGCCAGAAGTCGAATGGATTGATTGGCTTCTCGTCATCGAACTTGGGATTCATCTTATCGTTGATCTTCTCAAAGATTTTTGCACCATACTTGAAGAGAAAAACCTTGCCCTCATTCTCAGGATGAGCGGGATCCTTGACTACAAGAATGTTGCTGATGTATGACAACTTACGCTTGCGGTCCCGTGCGATTGCCTTGTCCGACTCAATTCCACTATTCCAAAGTTCATTGTTTCCTTCGCAAATCGGACACTTCTTGCCGATAGTGGTGGGGCAGTTCTCAATCATCCAACCGCCCTTACCCTTGAACCCGTGACTGAACAAGCGAACCCAAGGAATTTCTTCGCCTTCAATTGCAGGAAGAAAGCGAATTACGGCATATCCATTGCCAGCCTTGTCCCTCTCAAGCGACCAAAATCGCTCATCCTTTTCGTAACTACCCTTGCTGTTCAACTTCTCCATTTCCTTGGAGAGTTGTTCTGTCATTGTCTTTGACTTCTTCTTAAGATCTGAAAAACCCATATGTTTGTGTCCTTTCGTATGTGTTGTGTGAGAAGTATGGTAAAGTATACAGTTATCTAGGCAGAAATCAAGTGCTTTCGCAGAGGATTTTCTTGACCGACTCGCGTAAATTCTGAATGTTTGCGGAGTTGATCACAAACATCCTGTAACCTCGCACTCTTCCTTGCATTTCATCCCAAACAGGGTCGTTCTGCAATTTTGAATTCCATCGATCAGTAAAATTCATCATATGATCCAACAGACAGAAAGTCTCGGGACATATCTTCTTTTGCATCATGAGTTTTAGAATTTTTGGATGATTGCCTTTTTCGGCCATAAACATGCTTCCCCATGCATTCGGAGTAAAATCATGGTGCAACGATGCATATCGAATCAAGGTCTTTATGTCTTCGCCAAATTGATAAGTAAGCCGTTCGTTTCTCTTGCGCCACTCTAGGTATCGTTGATTCGCTTCTTCCCCGATCATTGAGCCAATCCATATGTTCGGATTTTCATGCATTTGCGAAACAAGAAACTGAATCATAGTTTCTTCGTTGGAATATCGTTTTGCCAACTTATCGAAGAAATGACGATCCTTTCTGTTTTCAAATGTCTGATGTTTTGGTGAAATCCTGCCATACTTGAAAAAGTCGTATCGATCTCCCCTGAAATGCGCCTTGAGGGAAACATACAATTTATAGGCTTCATATCCGTTCATAACGGAAGTCTTGAATCTTTCTTCAATAGATTAAGCCGTTGGCCTTCGATCTTCAACCTTTCCTTGATAGGTTTGCTGAGAATCTTCGATACGGTATCCGGCTCAACTCCGTACTTTTCACAAATATGCAGAACTGCGTCAATGTATGACGGTTCTTTTTGCTGCCTAACAAATTCCTCAACTTCCTTTGAGAAGTCTTGGCTGATGTTTACTATAGATCCCATGCTTACTCCGAGTAGGGGACTACGCCAATGCGTTCAACCGCACGACGAATTCCATTTTCCATTTCCTCTTCCGTCAGGAGCATGATCAGTTCATCCCCTTCTTTACGGAAAATACGAACACAATGATAACGAGGTTCATCTGCGGAAACAACCTTTGGTTGCGCGGATTCGTCCGCTTTCACGAAAAGACTCTTAAACCACTTCACCAGTCGCTTTAGCCAGTTCATCATTCACTCTTTCTTGAATTTCCTCAAAGTCGTTCTTTGACCAATAAAAGTCAATTGCCTTCTTCAAGCCTTCACGGGCTTTCTTGGAATCCTCAATGAATTCTTGATCAATTCCATTGTCACACGCAACAAGAATTACCGTTTGAGGCAACTTGTTTTGACCAGTTCGTTCGACCCACATGTGGGCATACGCGCAAGCCTGTTGAAAATAATTCTGAATGTCTGACTTGCGCTTTTCCTTTCGGGCAGACTTAAAGTCAATAATTGAAATATTGCCATCGTATTCCGCGATGCAATCATAGCGTCCTGCAAGGCGCAGGGTATCCGACCACATCGACTGCTCCTGACCGTAGATGTTGGTGATCTTATCAAGGTGCTTCTTGATGAGCATAAACAGATTCTTGTCTCCAAGTGGAGCGGCCTTTACCTTTTCATGATCGCCCTTGAGATAGGCTTCAGTGATTTCGTGCAACTTATTGCCACGGGAAATTGCTTGCTTGGAAATTTCCATGTTCTTGGGATCATTGCGCCATGCAGCCCAAAAGTCCTTCTTCTCAAATCCCGTGACCGTAGTTACGGATGGATACCACATTCCCGTGGACGGGGACTCATAGAAGCGACCAAGATCAGGAAGTTCAACGGAACGGAGTCTTGGGAAGTTCATGTTAATGCATCCAATCTTGGCGACTAGTACGCATGTTGTGTCTTGGATGGGCTTGCTTTACTTTTGACAATACTTCCTGCCAACCCTTATCGGGCTTTCGAACACCGATTCGAACAGAATCACAGACTGCGGGTGCGCCTACCACAAGTTCGACTTTCTTTTTTCCGCAGGAGGGACACTTCTTTTTGGTGGGCTTCTCCATGTCGGCTATGCGTAGCATCTGTTCAAATGCGTGTCCGCAATCCCCGCACTTGTAGTCATAGAATGGCATCATGTACCTCCTTGATAGGTACAGTATCTAGGCACCACCAGTCAGGAGCCTTTCTATTCGTCCACTTTGCAAATTTTTGCTTTGCCCCGATGTAGTAATTTTTGTATGCGGTCACCGAGTCTCCGATCACTTTATACTCATTTGGCATTGCTTGCGGTGGGTCGGCATATCCCAAGATACCCTTGAGATTTTTGGGTGAATTACGCAATTCATCCCAACAACGATTTACTACTGCATGAGTCTTTTTGTAACGATGATTATATTCTTTACACAAATGGGTTAGCAATCGATACAACCAGAGATATTGTTCTTCGGTTTCACGCGCCCATAACGCAGAAGGATGATTAATATGGGAAGCAAGAAAGAGCCTGTCGTTCATTTTGACATCTTCCAATGTCCAACGCTTCAACTTTCTGTTGTTCACAACAACAATCGTCTGCGTACCGTCGTGCAAGCGATGTGCTGTAGAAAGCAGTTGCGTATATTCAAGAATCATCTTGACTACATGCTTATCACAATGCATTTTTGCACACTTGCTTGGATCTTTGTCTAGGTAAAAAATATTCATGTTCTTGATTATAGCAAAAAGTGACCCTAAAGGGATTTGAACCCTTGTTATTCCCGTGAAAGGGGAGTGTCCTAGACCAACTAGACGATAGGGCCAATTGACGCGGTGGTCGATCACCGCCGCCAAGGTGGATTCTTAATCAGAAGGACTCTTCGTCCTCATCGTCTTCCCAATCGTCATCTTCGTCCCCATCCTCATCGTCTTCCCAATCGTCCCCATCCTCATCGTCTTCCCAATCGTCATCTTCGTCCTCGTCCTCATCGTCTTCCCAATCGTCATCTTCGTAGAACTCCTCCTCCCCATCTACATCATCAATGGGATCGTAATTGGAAGGATCGGCAGGATCAAGCGCAAGAATCTCATCTTCATCAAGATTAAAGATGCTCATCAGTTATCCTCCTTATTGTTCTCCTTGACGGGAATAACATCGTCTTCCTTGACCCAAAAGTGTTCATACGGAGCCGTGTCCCCGATCCAATCGGGAGAATAAACACTGACCAAGAATTGCGATCCCCAAACGGGATCACGCTCTACCTTCTTGACCTGACCCACCTTATTCAAAGACTGCACGAACACCTTCTGTGGCTTGGTACGAACCTTGCCGTCTGACTTGTCACTCATTACAATGTTCTCCATATGGAGTTGCATTCAACCGACTCCAAGCACTTGGAGTTTGTTCGATTGATTTCATAAGTATAACCTGATTATGTCTTGATGTCAACCCCCTTGACACCAAAATCCGACGATGATAAGATAGTCTATATGACAACAAATGTCGAAAAGGTACATTGGGGCTTAGAGCCTATATGGGAAGAGACTTTTAAAGATCCTCTTCAGGAGGCTTGTGCCCTTGCCCGAGCGGAAAATTGGTATCACCATATGTCCGATGAAGCAGAGCATCGAAAGTGGATTTGTGAATTTATGAAGTCCAATCGATTCTCAGAAGAAGATATCAAGGCTTTCAGTCGTTTGGGTCGAACCACTACAACTGTAGGAGAAGTAGCCGAGAAAGAGCCAGGATGCAATCTGGGCGTACTTTCGCGTCTACTGACCCGAGGGGCACCAGTACCAGAGGTACGCAAGGAACGCCTCCTGCGGGCGATTAAGTATCTCGTAGGCAGGGGAAGGCTTCTTCGCGAGGAGGAGAAATCTGAAAACCTACCAAATATTCAAGATCGCATTCGGGAACAAGTTTCAATTTTAATTGGTGAGTTGGAGCAGATTGAAGATTCCTTTATCGTTGGTTCGCAAGGCACAACAAAGGAATGTACTGATATTCAAAATTACATCAAAGCCCGAAATATTCGCGGAGTACAAGCGACCCGAATTGCAGAATGGTTCCGTCGAAGGATCGATCCAATCGAAACTCTTTTGCATGGGAAAGCAGACGAACAGTTAAGAGAGGCATACTCAATTTACACAAAGAAGCAACTTAAGGAATACTTAAAGTGGCTAAATTGTCTAATTCTTGCTTGTCAGCAACAGGTGGAGATTTCAAAGAAACTCCGCTCACCACGGCGGCGAAAGCCAAAAGATCCGATCAAGATTGTTAAGAATCTGAAGTACAAGAAAGAAGACACAGAGTGGAAGGTAAAATCCATTCCATGTTACAAAATCGTAGGAAGTGAAAAGGTCGTTCTTTTTAACACAAAGACACGAATCTGTTCCATTCTTGAGGCAGATACTCGTCATGGTCTTTCTGTAAAAGGAACAACCATCATTGGATTCGATGCAGAGAAATCAAAGTCCAAGAAGTTGAGAAAGCCCGAGGCTTTGCTAAAGGCCATCAGGGAAAATGGCGGAATTCGGTCAATAAAGAACGCATTTAGTTCTTCAAACACACAAGAAAAAGAGGCAAAAGGACGAGTCAATGAGGATACTTTGATCCTCGCGGCCTACTAAATAGAATCGAAGGAGCATTATCATGCAACTACTGATTTCTGAAATTTTGGATAAAGCAGCAAAAGAAAAGTCCCCAAAGGACAAGGCAAATGTGTTGCGGGCACACTCTTCCACCGCATTGCAGGAAATATTTCGATATGCTTATGATCCAAAGATCGAATGGTTCTGCAAAGAACCTCCCGTGTACTCGCCTGATCCTGCACCAGAGGGACTGGCATACACTACCCTGATGATTGAATATCGTAGGCTTTATCTGTACACCAAGGAAAATCCAGTGACAGAGAAGCGTAAAACCGAACTACTTCTGCAACTCTTGGAATCGCTTCATCCAACAGAATCCAAGGTTGTAGAGCAGATGATTGCTGGTGAAATACCATCAATCGATAGAGAGGTCGTTGACCTCGCATTTCCAAATCTTATTTCAACAAAGGTTGTAAAGGCATGAGTAATTTTGAAAAGGATGATCGTTCGACTGATAAAAACGAACACAGTCGAAATAGTCACAGAAAGCATCTGAAGCATCATCGAAATCTCAACGACAGTATTTCTCGAATGGACGATATCGATGAAGATGATTTTTTCTACGAAACAAAGGAGAAATTTCACCGTGGTCGATGATCCAAGAATAAAACCCTTGCATGAAGATGAAGAAGACCTTGAAGGGGATGTACATGAGGAGATTCCGTATGAAACTGAACGATTCTCCCGTGGGCACATGCCCGAGAGTATCTTTTCTCCCAACAGTTTGCGTTCGCAGAAGCACGAACGGAATCAGGTTTGGAGTAGAGAACTGTAAGCGTATTTGCAAATAAAATAAGAGTCCACGATATCTGATATTGGACTCGATACTTTCTTACATTCGGGGCTGATCTCCTTTATGAGATTGGCCCCTGTTTCTTTGAGGAATGCATCAAACATTTTATCCTTGTCTGCATTTCCCTTGCCACTTGCAAATTTTTTTACAACAGTCGGTCCTACAAGGTGAAAAGGCAACCCCGCTTTCCAAAGTTTCCATTTTAAAAGACCGCAGTTTTCTCCTAGATTGAAAACTTTGCCTTTTGCACTCATAGCGTAATCTTCAATATAGATGAGATCACAATCTTTAACAAGTTCTAACGCCCAATTTGAAAGTTTGTCATGGCGATCCTCTTGTCTTCCGAATTCAGGCATTGCCCATTCCGGATATTCCCATCCGCGACAGTAGAGACCCGACTCCATGTAAACTGTTGCATGTTTCAGTGTTTCCGTGAGATAATGAGATTTACATTGCGATAGAGAAAAGCCATCACCGGTATGAACGGTAATGGCTGGTGAACACAGTGAATAATCAATTCCTGCAATCTTCATGCAGGGATATTTAGGTTATTGCTGCGTCAAGTCAACGATTTCGCAAGAGTTTGCGTTGCAAGCAAAAGTTTGTGTCCCTGTGGTGGTATCTTCCTTTTCATAATTTGAAAGAAGCGACCAATCAACATTCTTTGGCATTCTTGAAAGCATTGCCTCATACTCCTCCTTGGTGCAGTCTTGATACGGGGCTTGCTTGTAGGAATGTTCGGAGTGTGGGAGGAAAGAAATGCCAGAGATGCTGTCAATGTACTTGTAAACCCATGCCCCGACATCAAGCCATTCGGGTTCACGAACGGTAATCGTAACAGACGGCTTGTGTTCGCACCAGAAATCCTGATACTTCTTCCAAAGTTCAAGATGTTCGATTGCCGTAAGGTCGTTTCTTGTCGGTGAACCATCGGGAGACTTCATCGGGAATGAGAACACCATCGTGTGATCGGGGCGCATGACGCAAGGCTCCGCAGGGAAGCCCTGATCAATCATGAACTGACAGATTGGATCCTTGCGATCTGCACGAACGGTACGGATGTAATACTCATTGTGACGAGCATGGATGCCTGAAGCAGCGTCCACCAACTGCGACACGGTTCCCGATGGCTTGACGCAAGTGATGGCGGCA